GGCTCTTCCTCCTTTTCTGGTTCCCCTCCTTGATAGAGACTTTCGTCATCACTCGGGGGAACTTCTTTCTTTGGTGTAAGATTTTCAACAAGCATTTTCATCATGTTTAGCAACATGTCTTCCTTATCTTCCTTACGCTTGTTCTTCTTTTGTTTCTTCTCAAACAGGATCTCCTCCCTGTGCTCGCTCTCACGATGCACTTTGGCCTGATCATCACAATACTCACATCGACATCTACAGCGCGTCTTAGGCGTCCATACATGAAGACATGACTTATGGTATTTCCCGAAATGCTTGGAATGCTCACTCCAAAAACAACTTCGCTCTCTCGCAGGCTTGGGATCTGTGTTGTGAAACGCACCATTCCGTAATATCCGGAATATGGTCGTATAATGATACGGGTCAGGTCCAGCACTCATATCAAAAGAACCACCAACTGTATTGACAGTAAAAATTATTGGGCTACCAACCGTAGTTACATCCCAAACCATGTTATAATCAATGTCATTCGTCGCGTTTTGAGTGCCCGTTGCGCCACTTTGATGCATCGCCGAGTGATCATTCACAACTCCCGAAGTCCAATAAGCGTTCGCTGTAGCATTGGTTGCTGAAAGAGCAAAGGGATCAGTGAACCCCAACCCGACCGTTCTCGTTATCTGTTCATCTTGAGCAAAATGCATTCCGGCCTGTAGTGCTATCTGCGTATAAGGCCAACCATTCACTGTGAGCTGATGCGTAATATTGGAATACTCTACATCAAGATCATCCATATCACCTCCAGTAGGGGTCATCTTCCCTGCACCTTCGGCACCATTAAGAAGCCACACCCCATATGACTCTGAGGAGCTCACAACATCACTTCCAGTGTCCACTAACCCAGGGAATGTATAATCCCACAATACCCCAGAGCTTGGAAGGTTAGGATCCCCTCCAAGAGTGCCAGTACCAAGGGCAGAGTCCCACAACTCAATTTCATACTCAGCATAGAGAACACCAAGAGGGGTGTTGTTACTCGGTGGCGCCGACACATTGAAAATGTGATAACGCCCCTGCGAGTAAAGCCTAGGATCGGATCCACTTGCACCAGGCGCTAAGAACAGCGTCTGGATCTCTCCATCGGGCCGATAGGCAGCCCTGGACTCTTCCCACACTTGAAACGGTTCATTCTTCTTATGAGCTGCAGCAAACTGAATTGCCGCCAAAGAATTATTCACCGGTGAATAGTTGCTATCTGTGTCAAAATCAACATAGTGTAGCAACTGTCCGGAGATTGTTGCGTTCGCGATTGGCTCGTACTTCACACTGAATTTACGAAACTTGAACCGCTGAAACAGTGGAGCAAACTGCTGCAACCTTGTATTCATCCAACCAGTATTAGTTGGAGACAAAGGGAGTACGTAGACTTCAGCGCCAGTAGGTGCTTGTGAACTCCCTGTTGAAAGGATATCAAGCAGGTCAGAGCCAGTCAAGATAATGGAATCCTCATGGGCACCCTTACGAATGCTCCATGCACCTTCCACTTTCTTGGCATACTCTGCAAGACCTGCCATAGCCTTCCCTCCTTTTGTACGGAGCTTCGTGTACTTATGGGTGATTTTCCCACGACGCGTACGTCGTTGAATCTTGGCTCTCTTCTTTTTTCCTATATTAGACCGGGCTGTTCCTTTTGCTGAAGAGCTATAGAACGCTCCTTTTTCATGCCCGGCACCTGGAGCCATCAATGGCCCTTTTCTTCCCCCACGCTTTCCCTTCTTTTTATTGTGACTGAAAAATGTAGTGGCTTTTACTAAACCCACGACGGCTTCCTGTGCCTTACGTGGGATGCCCGTCTGTTTAACGAGCTGTGGGAGTAGCCGAACCCTTTCTGCATGTGGTAGATCTACAAGTTCTCGATTTACCGTATTAAGCACATCATGCAGTGATAGCTTATGACTGGCACCGACAGCATCCATATACTTGTCGGCTGCTGCAAGATACAGCTGCCCATAGAGGGACGTAGGAACCTCCTCTATATCACTTAAATCATTAGCCATTGCCCCGTCGCATACCGCCCGATCGATACCTTTGTCATAACACTGATCGTGTTGCTGACAAACCGCATCGAACGCGTCGACTGGGTCTTTTGTGTAGTCACTGGTTTTAGGATGACCAGGACCACAATAGTTTCCATAGCACGGTACAATACCTGCACCTAGCCCCTCACTCAAGGCCTCTTTTTTCCAAGAGTCGCCGAGTTTTATTAGGACCTCTCCCAAATCTATTCTCCAAGGGAAATAGAGGTCTGCAATTTCACGCAGACCAGGCACGCTACGAGCTGCCTTTTGGGTTGTGGTGTCAGGATCATTCCAGTATTTACGCTGCACCCGCTGGAGCCAATTATAGGCAAGACGACAATAATCTATCATCATCTCGTTGTCGCTCCAAAGATACGGAAATGCGCGTTCAAAGCCGGCATAATAACGGGATATATAACGAACTGCAATAGGTTGCCCTTTCACATTCTTTTTCTTCATCCACTCGTTAATAGCCATAACCGTGCGTTCTGGTAGTACAGGAAGGTGTATCTCTCCAATCGAGGTTTTAGCCAAGATCGTGCGATGTCCTACAAATTCTATTCCTTGTATATCTGTTTCAATGAGCTCGATTTCCCAACCGGGCTCAGCGAATCCTTTTCGTACTTCTTCTGAAAATGAACGGCCTGACAACCATCCATACATTGCTGAACTCAACGCTACCGCGGAGTCATCACCAAGAGCCTTCAATCGAAGATTAGCATTGAAGTCGGTGAAGTTGCAAAATTCTACAGGCACTATACACGCATAAACATACATATACATCAGAACTTGTCCAAGCGTGTTGAAAATAACCGTCGCAATATCACCCGAAG